CCAGACTCTCCAGTTACTTCAACCCATCCAATTTGAGATGCATCAGATCCAGATACTTCGTATTTGTCTTTGATGATGATTGGTTGGTTAGTGAAAGATTGGAAAGAAGGAGTAACTGATTCAGAGATACCAGTAGTTCCTTTAGCAAATTCAGAACCATAAACAAATAGGTTTACAGCACCATCAGAAAAGTCAGAATCAGTTGTGAAAGCTGCTTTATCATAACGTTTTGCAGTAATAGTATTTGTAGTAGTAGCTGAAACATAAGCTTTAACAGTAGTAGAACCATCAGAAATTACGATAGTTTGTCCAACACGTACTGCATGCCCGTTAGCGGTGATAACACCAGTAGCGGCAACAAGAGTACCTGCATAAGATAAATGTAGTCTTCCTTGCTCAGACCATACAACCTGATCAGAAGTCATTGGCATTTCAGCACCTACCATACGTAAGAAAGAAGAAACTGAACGATCACCATATCGCTCTACTTCTGCTTCATATAATTCTGGTAAATATTGCTGAGACCAATCGTTTGCACCACCTGTAAAAGAAAGGTAGTTTGTAGATAATGTTTGTTTAACTGGAGCTGGAACAGCATTTAAGTTCGCACCGCCAGTTGGAGTAATAACTGCCATTGTAATTATTTTTTAAATTATTTTCTAAGTTTAATTTTTAGCTTAGAAGAATCATCACCGGCAATTGCTCTCACTTTTATTCCGCCTGCTTCAACAACTGGGCTTTTTCGCGCATCCATGTTTATATTCTTGGATTCAGCTGAAATTTGCTTAATTGCATCTGCTTTTCCTTGCTCATAAAAATGATTTGCAAGTGCATCAGCGTTTTGAGCAGCAAACAATGCTTTGTGGTAACCTTGCGCATCGGATAACATATTATTTCCGTCTAAGAATTTACTTACAACATTCATAATATTACTTTGCACTTCTTTTACCGAGTTTACATCTGACACTTTGTATCTAAATTTAGAGTCACCAACTTTAAAATCAAAACCTTTGAAATTTTCGTTAAATACCTCATTAGTTACTTTGTCAAAATGTTGCTTTTGTTTTTGCTCAATAGCTTCTGACTCAGATCTTTCTTTGCTATATCGATTGAAAAAGTCAACAGCTTTTTGTTGATCGGGGTTTAACTTAGAATTCAACTTGACTTCTTCGTAATATTTACCCTTTAAATCTTCCAAAAAGTTTCTTGCTTTTGCAATTTCTTCTTTATAAGCTAACTTTTTTCTTTTAATATCTCTTTCTTCATCTACGTCTTCGTCATACGAAAAAGAATCTTCAATTAAAAAATCAATCTCATCTTTATTTAAATGAGATTTAGTTTGCTTGTAGTATTCATATAATAAAGTGGATTCATCAACATTACTATAATCCGCGTTTAATCGGACATAATCTTCTAATGTGCCACCTGTTTCATTCATAAAATCAACTACCTTTTGAATATTTTCTGGTAGTTCAATTTCATTTGATTTTGCCGCCTCTTGAATTACATCTTCTTTTGTAACTTCTTCGGGCTTTGCGGGTTCAGCATCTTCAGTATCTTCTATTTTTTCTAAGACTACTTCAGTTTCTTTTTCGTTTCTTTCTCCCACTTCTTGCAGTTCCATTTCGGGGTTTTCCCCGCTTTCTTCGCTCTGCTGTACGCTGCCCAACACGCTTTCTTCTGTGCTTTGTTCTTGAACGGCATTTTCTTCTGTTTTAGTTTGTTTTCTTAAGTCTACTTTATAGACTCCTTCTTCAGCCTTAGTATCAACACCGGCTGATTCTAAAACTTTTTCTTCTTTTTCAGCTGCTGTCGGTTGTTCATCGACAACAACTTTAGCTGTTTCTTCTGACATAATATAATATTATAAAATTAATAAAAAATGTAACTTACGTTACCTTGGCTCAAATTGCTCTAAGCCAAATCCACCAAGTGTATCAAATCCAGCTGATTCAAATGATTTTGGTGGTGTATTATTTTTTCTTTGCTCTATAAGTTCAGATTGTTGCGAAGCTTGAATTTTAGTTCTTTCATCTTTACGATCTTCTTTATAAGCTTCTCTATCTTTAATCACTTGTAAATCTAGTTCTTTAAGCTGCTTATTTAGCTCAAACTCATGCATCATAAGTTCTTTTTTAAGTAATGCTTCTCTTTCTAATTTTTGCATTTCTAACTCATGTTCCGCGGATTTAAGCTGTACTTTCGATTGTGTAATTGCTTCTTGTTTTTGAACGTCAGCTTGCGCGGCAGCTTGTGCAGCAGCGGCATTAGATTGAGATTGAGCTTGGATGTTTTCCATTTGCATTGCTCTATCAGCCTCCATCTTTTTGCGTCTACGTATTTTAAGAAGTTGATTAGCAAGTTTAAGATTTTTTATTTCTCTAATATCAATAGCATCTTCAAGATAAATTTGTTCTTTACTTAATGCCATTTGAATATTATTTTCTAATAATTGCTTTTCTTCTTCATCTGGTGATAATTCTAAAAATATACCAAAATCATGCAAATGCAATTCATCTAAATCTTTTAATATACCAACATTGTGTTTTCCAATGCTTTGAATAAAACTATTTTTAGTATTAGAATATTCAAGCACGTCAGATATTCTAAGTGCTATGGCTTCGGCGGTTTTTAAAGTTAAGTATAATCCAGCTTGCAAAATATGTCTTGTTGCTGTATTAGAATTTGCCGCTGCAAGTTTTTGCAATCCTACTAAAGCATTTTTATCAGGCGTTGAACCATCTCGTGCTTCATTTAATCCGGTTACATCACGGATCATTTGCAAATAGTAATTATAAGAATTAATTAAACTTGCAATTTTAGCGTTAGCTCCTGAGGTTTGTAGTTCTTGAATTGGTACTCGGCCATGGTTAAATTCGCCATCTTGGGTCATTGAACGACCAATAACAGAACCTGTTTGGAAATACATATTAAGCGCTTCTTGCGCATTGTAATTTGTTCCATTACCTAAGTCTATTTCTGCAATACCATCAGCATCTAAGAATACTCCATCAGGCACCATTCTTGATAATACTTGCTGAAGTTTTAAATGCGTTATTTGAATCATGTCTGCGAATGTTGTCATTCTACTTACTAATGATTCAACTGCTCCTTTATATATTCTTGGTGCTACAATATTATAGCTAAATTGCGCTTTTGTAGTGTCAGACTTTGGTCTAGTCATATTTTCAGCAACTTGCCATTTAAGAAGTTTATTGCTACCAATTACTTTAGCTCCTTCATAAATAACATCAATAGATCTTGAAACTTTTTCAAATCTAGCTCTTTGATCTTTTGGCGGATTAAAGCTATCATCTTTCTTTAAAGCTTTAGATGCACCACTTGCTGTTTCTTTTATTTTGTATACTTGATTTTTAAAAGTCTTATATTCAAAATACATTACATATACATAAGACTTATCTTCAGAGTCCATTGCAGAATAAGATTTATTATACATCATAGAAGTATTACCTTTTCCTTCGATGTCTTTAATATCTTCGTCTGTTAAATTTGGATATTGCTTTTTAAGTTCTGTTAAAGATACTCTTCTAATTTCACCAACATAATATATATCGTCAAAATATGGTGATTCAGTATAAGAATAAACAATATCAGCGGGATCTACATAATCAATTTTAATTCCTTCAGATGTATTATAACTATTTTTGGTACAACCCATTCCAATAACAGTTATATCATAATCTACTCTTTTTTTAAGTAATTCGTATTTATTATAGTCTAATACATTATTAATAGCCTCTTCTTGGGCGATTTCAATAGCTTGTTTATATTCAAGCTGCATATGCAAAGCTAATTCTTCTTCAGTCTCAGGTAAAGTTTCTTTATTATTTTCATAAACATTAATACCAAGTTGAGCTTGTATTTCATCAGCAATTTCTTTAGTCTGCATATCTTTAATGATAGACTCCATATAATTACTTCTTTTTTTAACAGAAGCTGGGTCTTGAGAATATGCTTTTATATCATAACTTCTTTCGGATATACCATTTACTACTATATCTACAAATTTAGGTATAATAGGCACAGGTTTCCAATCAAGGTTTAAGTAAGATAAATCTCCATTAATAGATAACTCATCTTTATATTTTTGTATTGATTGTTCGCCTCTAGCATATAATCTTAAACGATGAAAGTTATCACGATTAGCAAAATAACGAGCGGTACCAGAGTCTCTTTTAAACCATTCGGCCTCTATAGCTTTAGAAACCTCCATGCCATACTGCAGGCTGCTTTTTTCACTATCTGAAACTGCTTGGCTCGGAAATATGCCTTTTGTTTGTGTTTGTAACATTTATTTTATTATTTTTGAAATACTCCCTTGATTATTATATCTTTTAAATCCAAAATCTAAGGTTTTCTTAGTTATTGTTTTTTTAGGTTCATATAAATGTCTATTGCAAGCCATAATAGCAAGCCCAGAACTTATTGTTGCATCAAACTTTGTTCTATTATTTATATTAAACTTAGACCAATCGTTTAATGTTTTATTAAAATATATATTGCCATAATCGCCATTTTCTTGCAAACCAACATATTTTTCAATATATGATTCAATAGCTGCGGCATGAACTTGTTTTATATCTTCAGAAGAGTTTGGCATACCGCCAATTTCTCTTTCTGTAACAGATAGTTTATTAATACTTTTATCAGGACGGTTCATAGAATAACCTCTATAACCTCTACGTTTTAAATAATATAATAATCTTGGTTTATTATTTTCTGCTAATAATGGCATCCCATAAAATACTAATGCCATAAGTACATCTTCAAAAAATATTTCAGCTGTTTGAGGTCTTGCTATATATTCTAAAAAAAATGTATTAGCTGGAGCATCCTCCATACTAAATTTTGTCAAGCCATGCAAAGAACCTTTGGAGCCTCTACCGTCTGTTGTTCCAGATATATCATATGAGTCACATCCAAAAGCACCGACGTGTTCATTTCCTGGATATTTAGCCCCATTTTTTGTTATTACACGATTTTGAAGATTTGAAGGTGGAACCCAAGATATATTAAATCTACCATTAGAATCTGGATAAAATATTACTTTACTGTCTTTTATTCCATTTTCCCACGAAAACGAACCTTTAATGACAGCGCCAGACCTGAAAGCATCTTCAT